CTATTTCAATGACAGCGGCACGCCCCAGACCGGGTCTTCCATGCCCTGCTTGCGCAGCGGTGTGATCTGCAGGGGCTGCAGCCTGGACAGCAGTTGCCGGTGCTTGTCGCTCAGGGCCCGCTGGGCGATCAGGGACTGGCTGAAGTCCATCGGCGCCGGCCAGGTGTAGACGGTCAGGTTTTCCAATGGGCATTCGATCTTCTTCGGATCGATCGCCCGGCACTTCGACTGCTGGTACTTGTAGCCGGGGGTCTTCAGGTGCATGCGCGGGGCCAGCAGCAATTGCCCGCCCTGCACGCTGAAGCTGGCCAGCGCCTTGTCGACCGGCAAGCGTGCCTGGATCTTGATCGAAGGTACGTCGCGGGAGTCGGTCTGCTGGTAATAGCCGGCCTGGGAGCCCTGGGTCGTCTGCGTGTATTGCTGCTCGCCCCAGCTCACGCAGGCGCCCGAGGCCACATGCACGGCGGTGCAGACCTTCTCGGTCTTGATCTCGCTGCCATAGGTGGCATCTTTCCAGACTTCTTCCCGGTAGTACTCGCGATACAGCTCGGGGGACAGGTACGCGGTGCCGTTGGCGCCATGGCCCGAACCGGGCGGACCGCCGCGGGCGCCGACCTGGTCGAGCAAGCCATGGATCTGGTAGTCGTCGCCGCCGGTCAGCAGGTACTTGCCGGGCGGCAGGATATGCACCTCGAAGGCCTTGAACAGATAGGTCTCGTCGGGCTTCCGCTGCAGCGCGTTGGTCTGGAACTTGCGGCCGAAGGTCACCTTCGGGTCCTTCTCGTACTCCCAGATCGCCGTTGGCGTCCACTGGGTCATGGTCAGCGCATCGCTCAGGGACTTGTGCGGCATCACGTCGGCCACCAGTACCACGGCCATGTTCCCTTTCAGCGCCTGGTCCACCAGGTCCAGCATCTGCGCGTTGCGCGGATCGTCCATGCTGCCATAGGCGCCCGAATCGAGTTCCGACACGCAACCGGAAAGGGAAAGAGAAAGCAGCAAGGCGGCGGAAAGGGTAAAACGCGGGCGGGACAGTCTCATGTATCGATCCTTGATAGAGGCTGGTGCGGGTCGTCGAACGGCCCATCTTACTGGCCCATGCCAGGATCGCAATATTTCAAATGGACTAGGACCCGCAAAGACGCGCCAGCAGGGCCAGGAGCCGCCACAGCCCGCCGGCCCTCGTTGGTTCTACGCCTACGCAGACCTCCAGGCGTTGGGACCGGCGTTGTCTGGCAGGCCAGGCTCGGGAAACGTGCACATCCGGAAGAGTGGGTCCCGCGCGCATTGAGGCCACGCCAGTCTCTTCGGAGAGTATCCAGATGTACCAGGTGTAAGCACTATATTACGGAGGTTTTGTCAGTGACTGAAAAACGGTGGCAGCCTATGTCAAGAAGGCTGATGGGGATGTCATCCGCATCGAGCGATTGGCTAACAGTATACGAGCCTCGCTGGAAGGTCTTGGGTTCTCGGACGCCCATGGTAGACAGTTGGAATTGCTCGCCACCGACGATATGGCACAGGCAACGATACTCGACCGGCTACGCATAATGGGAGTCGCGCTTTCAGCAGGCAGGGAATGGTGTCCAGCAGAGGTGTTGGAACTCCTATGTGACCAGAGACTGCTGCATCCTAAAGCACAAAAACTTCGCCACCACACTCCCATCCCTGCGGTGACGGCGCTTCATTTGTCAAGGCATGGTAGCCTTCAGGTTGAACCTAATGGGTACCAGTCGCCCTTCGATAATAAAGAATCCCTGACTCCTATATTTATAGATAGTATCCGTGACATACAAATCTGCTCGATCACCATGAATTTCACGCACAGCATTAGGACTCTTCGTTACCAGAAAGGGCTCTGCACCTCTCAGCTTCTTCAGAGCCTCAGCATCATCAGTCTGGAACTCCATCAAAAAATAGCGATAGACAAACGGAACTGTAGCCCCACCAGAGTCATACAGGACCTCGTATATAGCCCCGCCATTTCCAACCACTTTAACAGAGACAATCCTTGTTGGAGAAGGCATACTTGGCGAAGTGAAATATATATAACCAAACAGCCCCAGAGCCAAACACGAGAGCCCTATCAGAGCAAAATTAGTACCCTTTCGACTTCGCATAGTCTATTCCCGCCTTAATCCATATCTGATCAACGGGATCGTCGCCATACGGAGTCCCCGCCCACCAAGCCCCAAAATCTTTATCAGAGGTTCCTGCTAGAGTCTGAGCAGCACCTGCCGCTCTCAATAAAATCTGCTCCGACAATCCCGCGGCAGCGCCCGTAGCACCGTAATTGAAGTTTCCGAAAGCCTCATACTGTGCACCTTGCTGCTTGTAGTCCCATGGACTATTATTTTTAACCTGACCATAGAACCATGACAGCACTAGTACATTGCTCTTAAGAATCCCTCTCTGCTTTTTGGAAAGCTCCATGTTACTAACAACATCCACACCAGGCGGGCTTTGCGGGATACCTTTCTTAACATCGATTCTTGCTTGCGCCTGTCCCCCAAGAGACTCCGACCGTTTTATGTAATCAGCGAGTCGGCCGATTTCATTAGCAAAATCACTTGCAACCCTAGCATTCTCGGAGTTCAGCGTTGCCTGATGGTAGTCGAGCCACTTCTTCCCTATATCTGTCGTCTCCTGCTTTACAACCAGAACATTTAGCTCATCAATTTCCATTGAACTCAGCGGAGGAGTTATATTTCCATTGGCAAACCTGTACTTATAACCAACAGCAGCGACCTTACTTTCCTCGGAAATCTGTTGAGCAGCCCTTCGCAGTCTATTCACACCATTCAAACGCGTATCTTTAGAGATATCACCAGCTTTTACCTGGACTCTTCCCCGCAAATCCTTGGGCAACTCACGAAGAAGAATATCTCTTTGCTGATCAAAAATAGCACCTTGAGCACTAACTCTCCTAAGAACAACCGCCAGGTCATCACTCAAGGAAGCAGCCGTTGAATCTAACATCTGAAGCGCTAGACTATCAAAATCTTCCCCTACCTTCTTGATACTTTCAGAGTACGCTTTCCCCTCATAGATAGCCTTATAACTTTTAGACATGTTATCCCAGAACGCCACATACGAAGAGTTATCATTTGTTCTCTTCGCCTCTTCACGTGCCTTCATCAGCTCACGCGTAGAAAAATCCGCAACCATGTAGATAGGATTCGAGCCGTACGACTTACTACCTTCAGCAATTTTTTCCTCCATAAGGCCAAATTGGGAGTCAATGAAACTTAGGAAGCCCGAAACCTCACCAACCAGCTTCTCCAGTGCCGTACTATATTTATCTCTCGCTGCCTTGCGCGCTTTGGCAGCAGCGGACCTCATCTTACTCTCTATTTTCTTCTTGACCTCTGGGTATCCATCTTTCTCAATACCACTACGAATAATTGACTCTTCCTGCATGACTTGTAGAAATGGACGTTCGCTAGCCTCGACACCAGGAACACGCCTTCCCTTTCCAGTGCCACCTCCAGCAGGATCTCCAAGCCCATCTATAGAGGTGTTGTCGCCGTAGATCGTAGTAGAAACTAGATTTAGAGGTGCCTTACTCATTTCTCATTCCCCTACTTGCATCGTATTTCACAACACGTTAAACACGAATGATTATCAATTCAATTGAGAATTTTCCTAAAGACGAAGTAGCCTGTTCTCCCCTCTGAAAGCCGAGAGTTCTAAGGCGCACTGGTGGATGTCGGCTGCGAGATAGGCAAGATCCGTCGAAGGAGATGCTGGGTGAATGGCCCCATCATCCATGCCGGCGACTCCTGCTGGCTGGCCGGCGGCAGAACAACTGGCCAGGAGATGTCGAGCCGCACCGCTGCCGCAGAAAGGAGCCGGTAGGTTCCATCTTGTGGGCCCATAAACGAGGAACAACCACTCCCAAGCCCCCGCCACCCCCCATCCCTGATAAAATCCCTCGCCCTGCTCCGCTCTCCCTGCCGAAGTCCCGATGCGCCCAGAACCGACCAACGCCCCCGCCGCCCTCTCCCGCCGCTTCTCCGTTGCGCCGATGATGGACTGGACCGTCAATCCTCTATACTCTCAATATTTGTAAGCCTTTACGTCCCCCCTCAAGTTTCAATTTACCACTTTTTTACCACTGACCAGGCCAGCTCCCCCATTTCATCGGCAAGCCTTGGCTTACTTTTTCTTAATCAATAAAGGTACATTCTGCGTAATCTTCGGCTTAAGTAGCACAGGCCGATTTCCTTTTCGGGTCTGCTCATGCCACAGAAGACGAACCGAAGCGGCAAAGCATGCCATTGCTAAGGTCATTCACGGTCACCGCCGGCGTTTTTGAAATCGCTCGACGACTGCTCGGGTATTCCTATGTCAATGCAGGCGACGTGCCCTAAAGCGAACCTGTTGGCAGAACCTCATTGATAAGCTGATAGCCGTGTAGTAGCGTTTTACTGTCGTGAACTGATCGATGCCGAATGGCATCGATACGAGGTACTACAGATGCGAGTCATTTTGAAACTTCCGACACGGACTGGAGTTTTTTACATCGCCCAATCGACTGACGGGCGATATCACTCTATTTTTGATAATGAGAGCTTGGGGAGCTATCGGAGTATTGCCCATGCAATCGATGATCTGACAAACAACGCAACCAGTTCGGTGCTGCATCCGGAAACATTCGAATTAATAGATATATCTGCTCTCGGATTACCTGATAACGCGGGCAAATGGGTCCGCGCTTGAGGTTTCAACGCGCCCTACAGAGTCGCTTCTCGAAGCGCTAACGGGCACTCTTAATTACTCTTCAACCTCCTTAAGGGGATCAGTATGCTGAACATGAAAAAGATAGGACTGTACACGGGAATTTTAGGCGCCCTAGCATCAGTAGCTGCTTTAGCAATACCGGGAACTGCAGTGTCTCAAAGCACCACCGGTGCGAATAGCCCGGTGATCTCTGGGAATGGAAACACCGTTAACTACCAGTCTCATAGCGGGTTCCCTAGCGCCGAAATGATTCGGGCTCAACGCCCCGATATCAGTGACCAACAATATCAAGCTATACAGCCAGGGATGACATATGAAGAGGTTCTAGACATCGTAAAAATACCTGGAAAAGAGGCAGCAAGCAGTGGGAGAGTGCAGATCTACACATGGGGCACTGAAGCATACATTTACATGACAGTAACTCTGGTAGACGGTAGAGTACAATCAAAATCTCATTGAAAACTACTTCAACCGCTGAGTTAGCATTTTCACTTCGGTCATTAAATTAATTTGTCATTTCAATCGCATCCAAGGAACGTCGTAATCGTCGGAAGCCCAAGACTTCCTAGCGGACTCGCGCAGCATTAGATAATCTACCTTGTACCGCATACCCGGATGCTGAAGGCACCATTAGAGAGTTAAGACAAAGCATGAGAATTCCAGATATATCACTCACTCCAAAAGAACAAGCATTATTCTCAGAGATTCGATTCAAGTGGAAGAATCACGAGGAACTCCAAGACTCGCTTTTTCCAATGGAGAATCTCGCTGCAAGCGTACTGCAACGAGGGGGAGTTCCTGAAAGACGGATATCCTACTTTACTGATCCAGAGTTTAATCCCGCCAGCAGAGGCAAGTCGCGTCGGGACATTTTTGAGAAAAACGGAACCTCAGGTAATGAAATACTGAAACACCCAAACTTCCTTAAATATCTTGAATACTTTATTTGCGGCCCTGACCTACCTTCCACTGTGCTTGAGAAATTTAAGAGCGAATCTAGATCTGGCCACCTCAGCGGTAGCGACCTGAACGATCTCACTCCGTATGCGAGATCGTGTGTCCGTCAATACCTCCTGGAGCCACGTCATGCGGCAGAAGAGTTCTTTAAGCTAGCTGTCGAGTGTGGAGCAATGCCGGGGTACGCTGAAAACCTCCGGAAATCCGTTGGTGCAATAAGACTTCGGTAGGTTTAAGTCTGAAATAACATACACTCAATGCCGCTTTTCGGCACACCTCAACTCAGGACGTAGAAGCAATGAACGACAAAAGGCTTTCTGAAAAATTAATCTATCTTGATTCAGACTTTATATCGCGACTATACGAATCAGAATTTAATTACTCCCCAAAAACACAGATAACGCGCACAGAAAGTATCCAAGCATCAGCATCTCTAGCCCTTTTCTCAGGTGGCGGCAACTCGAGCGAGAGTAGGAGTTACAGCGTCTCAAGCTTGGAGATGCTAGATAGGCTTGGCAAACGCCTTAAGAGTTATCCAGAGTTTTCCTCACTCGACTACAAAATGGACTCTCCATCTGCTTACTGCTGGCTCGAAGGCGTCTTAGGAGTCAGCAAAATCGAAGTAACAAAAACAACTCACACAATAACTCTGATTGGAAAGCCGGACCCGAATAAACCAGAGAAAAGCAGCGGAATTATCGGAGAAGAAGTATTCTTTAGTTTCAAAAGTGGCGATTCCAAGTTCGCCCTATCACCTACAGATCAGTACTTCATGTCTGGAATTGCCGCACTCAAGGGGTTAACACATATAGTGGTTGACAGGTTGTCAATACCGAGCCGCGCCTTGGTTCGCGTTTTTTCGGCGAACACTTCGTTCGGAGAATGGATTGCGACACCACTAGTTATCTATGACACCGACTGACTTCTTGCACTCTATTTAAGCTAAGTCAAGATACAGATCAATACAGCACAAGAGACTCAGCCAAAGCAGATAACAGTTCTAAGTATTGAGTAACTGAGAATCTTGATAGCTCAACAGCACCGCGAATCAAAGGGAACAGCTCAAGAAGCTCAATTAGATCTAATAAATCTTCACTCAATAGGGCCGCCTGTACGATGTAAACTCATCTACTCCAGCCAACCTCAGACTCCAGCTTAAGAGAATCCATAACCAATAGAACCCAAAATGAACAGCAGAACCTTACCACATCGAGATAAAGATCCAGTACTAACGTTATACAACCATTATTTTCTTACAGCAGACCTAATGAGGAAGAATTTTTCAAAACTCAAGGAAAAGCAAGTAAGTAAAGGTTACTTATCGCAAAACGACTCAGTGGACGAAACCATTTACTTTATCACTTGGCTTGGATTCCTTGCCGTCACTTGCGAAGGTTTCAAAAATTTAAATTTTCGCATACTTTTATCAAGTAATAGACCCAAGGAGTTCGAAGAACTAATACCATACTCAGATGAAATAGGAAGAAAAATCAAGATACACTCCGACAGTCTTAGAAAGCTTCGAAACGACGTATTCCATCTCCGAAAAGACACTAACACATTCGAGAGTTTCTTGTCAGAAAAAGGGGGGCGAGTACAATGGTCAGAGAAATTACACGATAGAATTTCTAAGTTCTTCTCAGAGTATCGAATACTTTGTGAATTTCACTACATCGTTAACAACCGCAGTTCAGAGAGTCAAATTTTGAAAAAAAGTAAGCCAGCCTCGGAGCACTAGAGGCTGGCCGCACTTATGAATGAATTTCAGTCCAATATTGCATCCAAATTTGAAAGAACAGTTGCAGTGAGCGGTGGAGATTTTAACAAGTCACGAGAGATGTCAGGATCAGGTAGTGCAGTTTTAACCAAAAGATCAAGCCGATCAAACCAGTCCCCATCATTACTGGAAAAAAGATTATATAAAGCCTCATTCTTAGTCCTACACCCCATTTCCCTATACTTGGCACCGCAATACTTCGAGGCAGCAGTAATAATATGCCAGCGCAGTTTCGAGTACCTACCATCAAACCGCTTGTTGGATGTAAGCATTTTCAAGCGATAATGGCTATAGCAAGCGGTATAGTAATCTTCTTCAGGCGCACCTTGAGCAAATACATCGCTTAGTAACTCCCCAGTTAATCTGTTTGGATAACGACTGGAAAGATCCGGACGCATCATAACGAGAGCCGCATAGCAACGTGCTGTTTCTCTCACATCGAAAATCCGTACGGGTGCAACATTCTCAGTTCTATACTGTCCTTTTCGACGCTCAAAATAAATTCTATTAGCCTCCCCCGCCCCCCTAGCGTTAAAGTATTGTTCCAAATCACGCAACGAGTCTAATGTCGACACAAACTGTGCGTCTTCAACCTTCGATTGCCTATTCGTAGCACGCACAATATCGTCAACAACTGAAGGCTCATCAGCCTCAATTAGCTTTATCATCAAGCTAACAGAGTTGTCGACTTGAGCATCCATAGATATAAGAATGTTAGAAGTCTGGCAACCATTTACAATTTGAAAATCTCGCACATAGATTTCTTGCCCAGCGGGCCTAACACTTGACGCTACTATAGTTACACCATTATTCATCAGACCAAATCTTGGCTTTTTCTCTTCATCACTTAGAGTTTCCGCTATCTCCGAATTCACCTCAACATCAACCCCAAGAAAGTCCCTAACATTCTCCTCAAAGAGCTTCTTTCTAGGACTGCCATTCTGATCTTTCAATATTGAGTCAATAAAACTACGTGCAGTGACTGTTGCTACATAAGCGTTATTTATATTGGGCGCCGCAGGAAAGGGAGCGTATCCTACAGTAGCCAATCGAGCTTCCATGGGGCCACCCGCCGAAAGCCACAGATCATGTATTACCTCTCGGTGTGCCTTAAAAAAAATAGTTTCATTCGAATAACCTAATTTTTTGAGCGCAGCCTCTCCAACTTGAAAAGCTGCGTTGATTTCCACAGCATCTGTATCGGATGCTGCACTGAAGAAATAGACGTGGAGATTTGGTAGTCCACCAACAACCCTACCAATATTTTCAAAGACCTTTTTAAACATATCTTTGAAGTCAGAAAGATAACGACTATGTGGTTGCGCAGGCGTCTCCGACAAGTAATCAACAACTGCAGCCACAAAAGAGTCAACCTCCTGCTTAGACCAACTCATCGACCTCTTTGCCTGAGTTAAAACTATCGTTACTTTATACTCACGACGAGTAGTCTTAAAAATCTCTTCCAGTTCCTCCACGGAAAATACTGCACGATCATCAAGAAACAGAAGAGCTCCATCAATCCCAGGGTCAGCCCCTTCATACACTAAGTCACTAGCTTCAACGCTATCTCCAGAATACTTCGAAAAAGCGCAATAATTAACAAATGCCTCAAAATTTTTAGCTTCTTCGTAGGGAGCCCCAAAATCCCTGCAAAAATTATCAAAATAAGATCTAGTTACAAGATGCACATCATTCTCCTTATAAGGCTTTCTCGCCAAAACCTAGGATATCTTAGTAAAAGTCGCATAGATTATTCTCGTAATTACTAGATCTTATAAGATAGTAACGTAGTCTACTCCTAATTCTTACAGGCCCTATTGGCGGCCACCAACTGGCCCTCGTACCCGATCCGTTGTCGGCGCTCAGCCAACAGTGCCCGTACCTTGGTCTGGAGATCATCGTTCTTCTTCAGACTAGCGGTTGCCCAGGCCGGCACATCCACCACCGGCACGCGGCACAGCACCCTCACCGGCACCTCCACCCGCACCATGCGCAACTCGTCTTCTTGCCAGCCGGCGCATCCCGCTAGCACGACCATCACCAGTATCAGCACCACCTTCATAGCCCCAACTCCTGATCAATGACCACCTCGACGGAGTGCTCACCGCCGGTACGCTCACGCAGCAGGCGATGCGCCGCGGCATACTCATCGCCGGCGCGCTTGCGCGCTTGCTCCATCGCCTGGGCGGCCTCTCTGGCGCGCTGCTCGCCGGCATGGCGCAGCGCGGCGACCTGCCTGCCCTGCTCCGCTACTGCGGCCTCCAAGCTCCCACGAGCGGAACGGCAGGCGGCCAGATCCGCCTGCGCGGCATCGAGCTGCGGACGATAGTGCCGCGCGCCGAACCAGACACCGCCGGCGGCGCCGAGACCAACTAGCAGCAGGCAGGCCCGCGTGATCGAGATCACGCGGGCCGAGATCACGACAGCACCCTCTTCGCCCGCTCCCACAGCGCCATGCGCTCCGCCTGGCCGATGAGCCCACCGTTGATCCGGCGGGTGATGGCGGCGAACTCGCCCCGGTCGGCCAGTTCGTTCAGGCCGTGCGTCGCCCACCACCAGGCGGCGGACAGCGCCGCCCACTCCGGTTGCTCAAGCAGTTCCGGCTCCGCTTCCAGCGGCTGGCCCAGCCCGGCGGCGGCAGCGCGATAGTTTGACCGGCCGGTGATCTGTAGCAGTCCGCGCCCGCGGTACCGCCAGCCGTCACCGGACGCCTCGTCTCCGTTGCCATTGCGCGAGGCATAGGTGTTGTTCGCGATAGCCTGCGGATGCCGCGCCAGGTTCAGGGCCAGAGCGTTCGGCTTGCCGTCGGCGCTGCGGTACCGGCTCGGCCAGGTCGCCGCCAGACCGCGCGCGCTGTAGTTGAGGCTCTCCACCAGCCGGGTCAACTGGCTGCTCTCGTGGCCGGCCTGGGCGAGGAACGCAGCAGCTCGCACAGGCGAAGTGATACCGAAGCGCGTCATCCCGCGATGCAGCGCACCAACAAAAACGCCGGCTTGCGGGCCGGCGTTCGGAAATATCTGCAGCAGCTGCTGCTCGGTAATCAGCATCGGTACTCTCCAGTAACGTTAATGCTCTGCTATCGGTAGGCGTGAAGGGGCTCCGGTTTGCTATCGTTCGTTTGCCAGGTAGGAGGCGAACCACGATGAATAAACGGATGTTGCCCGGGCTGCGCGCCCATGTTGATCAGTTCTTGCGCGATGGCTGGTGGATCTCCGCACGCGATCCGCTCACCTTGAAACGCGGGGCAGACCGCCTGCAGTGCCTGGGCGGCATGCTGGTCGGCTCGGCTCAGTCAAACCTCGATATCGAACTGGGGGAGCTGCGGCGCCGGGCCGGTCACCAGGCCATCGCTGATGAACGCCATCTGCCCGGCCGGCACCGCCGTGCCCCGGGCCGCGATCACGACGTTGTTTCGCAGGCGGACGCGGCAGGTGCCGGCGCCCTCGTCGACGTCGATCACCTCCCCCACCGTGCGCGCGCCGCCCGGTAAGAGCCCGATGAACCGACGCCAGGGGTTGACCGTCGCCATCAGGAACCTCCCGGATAGTGGCGCTCGATGCGCAGGGTCTGCCACACGCGGCTAGCCCCTACCCCCTCGGCCGAGATATCGGTGGCCAGGCAGAGCCCGCGCCAGGTCGCCTGTTCGTCCCTCACCTCGACCAGCATTCCAGGCTGCACCAGGCCCGGTACCCCATCATCCTTCTGGAACAGCGGGATACGCCGCGTCTCGATCGCCTGGTTGCCTCCCTTCGACAACTCGCAGATCCCGCGCGAGCGTGCCACCTCGGTGCCGGTCATCCAGTCCTCCATAACATCAGGCGCCGACTCCTCGCCGGCGGTACCGGCGCGCCGCACCTGCACGCTGACGCCGTAGCTGGTACCGCTGACGTAGACGAAATTCCATGCCGGCTGGGGACTCCACTCGCTGCCCCACTCGGCGACGATGGCGGCCGGGATGATCCGGTCGGGAATCGCGGTGTCCCAGTACCAGGTCGCCTCACGATACCGCGGCAGGATCGTCACCGAGTCGTCCATCAGGCCCGGACGGACGATGCCGCCGGCGACCTCGGCCAGCTTGACGATGACCTGCATCGGCGTCTGATCCTGATAGCTGAAGGCGCCGGCCGGCAGCGTCCAGTCCGGCGGCCCCATGTTCTCGACGTCCCAGGACACTGAAAAGCCGGTGTACTGCAACTGGTCGTCGACAACCTGACGTGCGTTCAGCGGCGTCGTGTTCACCGCGCTGCGCTTCGGCGCATAGGGCGCGTCAAGCAGTTGGGTGCGGCTCGCGCCGCTGATGGTGTAGCGCTCGCTCGGATGCTTGCCGCTGCCGCTGTAACGCTCGACCAGAAACCGCCAGGTCCAGCCGTTGATCTCCAGTTCTACCGTCTTCGGCCCGTTGGCATCCGGCGCCGCCAGGTCCAGCGAGGTGCGACCGAACAGGTCAGCCGAGAACGACCAGGCGAACGAGTCGATATCCAGGCCGATGCGAATGCTGGTCGCATCCAGCGGCGTGCGACTCGGCAGCACCACCAGGGTGACCGTGTTTCCTATCATGTAGGTCTCCAGTATCTCGGGCTCGGTGGGTGGATCTATCGGCACCACCGGCCCCGGATAGTCGGGGTAGACAATGCCCGTCGGCACCGGATCGGTCGGCCGCCCCATGCCCAGGGAATCCGCCGCAACGCATCGAAGCGGGCCGGGCTGCCGTAGCTGCTGCGCGCCCCGGCGTCCACCGGACGGACACCACGGACCGGCGCCACGTAGCGGAAGTCGAAGAACACGTCGGGCGTGTTCGCTGGGGTGTAGCGGGTCGGGCCGAAATTGAAGTCGAGCAGCCCGGTCGGGATGTAGAGACTGGCACGCCTCTCCGAGAGCGCATCGCGGAAGCGGTCGAACTCGGCCGAGCGCCGCCAGCCGGGTGGACGGCCGGCGTCCTTGGCCGCGGGGCGCGGGTTGTAGATCAGCGACAGGCGCCGATCACGCGGACGCAGCGTCCGATCCCAGCCTGGCTCGCGCTCGACGTCCAGCACCCGGGTGCTGTCCCAAGCGCTGCCGGCTGCCGCGCTGCGCTGCTCGGCGTACTCCCAGCCACTCCTCCAGCCCGCATCACGCACCGATACACCGGACCAGCCACTGGCGCAACGCCGTGCCAGTGGTCGGCCGGAGCCCCACAGCCCGCCGCTACGCGCATCGGCAAGCACCAGGCGCTGCCAGCGCAGCGGGACGGCGCGCACGGAAAGCGGCGCCGCCCTCTGCCAGGGGGCACCGAAACTCGCATTGATCATAGAGCCTCGACAGGAAAGGGCCCGTGGCTGAGCGGGCGGTAGTAACGCGTCGCCTGCAGACGGGCCGTGCCGACCTGGCGGCTGGGGTTGTCGCCCTCGATCGGCCACCACTCCGGCTCAGCCACCGGCAGCACCCCGGCCTCGGTCACCTCGTAGAGCCAGCCAGAGAAGATCGTCGGACGCACGCGCTGGCCCAGGCTGACGGCGAGACGCGGCTCGAACACCGCGCCCCAGTCATCCAGCCCCATCGCGTAAGTGGTCCCGCCGGCCGTCACCTCCAGGGGGATCTCGGCGCGCCCGGACTCGGCCGTCTGCCCCACGCCGGCCACCCGCCATTCGCCATCGAGCTTGCGCTCGATGACCACCACCTGGCGCGCGGCCGCACCGCCGTCGACCGTGACGACCGCCCGCACCTTCGCCGGGTCGGTCGGATCTCGACCGCCCGAGCCTTCGGTCAGGTCATAGGACAGCAGGCGCGTATCGGCATCGAGGACCGGCCAGCGAATGATCCCCAGGCGCGGGTCGCCTTCGTCGGTGACCTGGATCACGAACTGTCCGCGCAGGCCCGATGCCTCGAAGCGCTGCACCGTCTCGCCCTCGTAGACCTGGAAGGTCGCCGTCATCGCGGTCGCGGTGACCACCGTCCCGCGATACAGCGTGGCGATCTTGCGCGCCGGAGTCTCCTCCCCTTCGCGGGTGACCTTCACGGCGAGGGTCTGGTAGATCGCCTGCCCGGCCCCCGACCAGGCGACTGCCACCGGCGGGCGAAGGGTCTTCGGCCCAATGCCGAACCGCTGCAGCCAGGTATCGGGCCGGACCTGGACCGGCGGCACCACCTGCAGCATCAGCGCGCTCATGCTGGCCACCACGCCGGATCCACAGACAGGAACCAGAGCCCCCAGCGGTCCATATGCACATGGTAGGTCTTGCCATCCATCTGGACTGCCTCCGCCACCGCCGTTGCGCCCAGGGACAACCCCAGCCGCTCCAGCAGGTGTCCGTGGCGGTAATGGCCCAGGATCGGGTCGAAACACACACCCTTCAGGCGGCCGACGTAGTTCGCGCCGTTCGTCACATAGGGCTGCTGCATCCGCCAGTAGGGAGGGTTCTCTCCCTCCGTCCGGTCGTAGTAGGTGCTCTGATACTGCATCTGGTCCATCAGCGCTCCCACGCTGGGACCGCCACCCTGGATGATCTCTCCCGAGCGCTGGTCACGCAGCGAACTGAAGCCACTCCCGAAGGACCAGTTTCGGCTGTACCCCGTTGTGTTCTGGTACCCCTGGGCACCGCCGACGGCAATAAACCCCTGAACGCCGGAGGCGCCGCTGAAGCTCTCGTACTGCCCGACGTAGAGGCCGAGCTGGTACGCCTCGCTCGTGTTTTCGTAACCGGTGGATTGGAGGACGCAGAAGATGAACGTCTCGGCGTCCGCACAGATCTGCCAGTACGTCGCATGGTTCCAGTACATGTACCCCAGGTAGATGACATGAGCGTCATTGCTGGTGGGATTGGTGTCCGCCGTCCAGGTACGTGACCGCGTATTGACGCCCTTTGGGAGCGGAGTGCTGATATCCAGCATGCCCTCATGCACATAGACTGCGATGTAGTCGTTGACGCTGCCGCTACCGGTTAAGTGCCTGTAGAACGTCACCTGCGCGCAGTTGGACGCCGGGGCCAGGGTGATGGCGGTGTCGAACTCGCTTACCACGGTCCACCCTGCCGGTGGCTTGTTGCCGTAGCCATCGACCAGCGCCGCGCGCAAGTAGCTCTTGAGCTTCTGGAACGGCGTCACCGCCGACGGGAAGAGCGCCGGTGGTGCGCCGGCGTCCCGATAGCTGTACTGTCGAGCGGTCATCAGTCCGCGTCTCCTCTGATCTGCAGGTGGAATTCATCGTCCTCGACGGTGCCCTTGCCGCTGAGTACCGTCCGCACGATCCACATCGGCCCCAGGCACGAGTCGGTGTTGAAGCGCACCGCGTTGCCGGCCGCCCAGCCACTGCCCCAGCCTTCCTTGCGGATGGTGAAGTACGGCGTGTTCGTCTCCGGGTTGATCGGCGCCGTGTCGGTGGTGGTAGTGCCGTTGGCGATGACCCCCAGCTTCTCCTCCACCACGCTGAAACTGGTCGAGGAGTTGAACACCAGCGCCCACTTCGCATCGATCGCACCGCGGTTGGCGATCAGCGGCGGATAGGCGAGGCTGTTGTAGTTGGCGGTGGTCCCGTCGCCCTTGGGCTCGTCGGTCCAGTTCGGCGAGCCGATATCCCAGGTCCGCTGGGTGAACCAGTGGTGCAGCCGCGCCTGCAGGTCGCCCCAGCTCAGCGCACTGGACGCCAGCGTTTCGCCCGCCGGCAGATCCCAGGGCAGCGGCGAGGAGATTCCCAACTCGCCGTTCACTTGGACCTCGGTGCAGAGGGTCATGTGCTCGACCCGGTCACGCACCACCAGCGGCAGGGTCAGCGGGTTGCCCTCGGCATCCTGCAGGACCAGCGGGTTGGCCCATGTCACCCGGCCGCGTTCCAGGTCGACGCTGTAGCCCGCCGAGGCCAGTTCCACCGCGTTGGCGTCCACCACCTTGATCTCGGCCTGCTGGTCGCGGCCGAGCTGCAGCACGCCGCCAGCTTGAGGACTCGGCAGCGTGGTCTCGGCGGTATGAGCAACCACCATCACGTCGCCCTCGCGGAACACTGGCACCCGCCCGTCCGCCGGCAGTCGCACCGGGTCCAGGCCCAGCAGGGTTGCGTCCAGCGGCAGAGAGGTGAAGACGACCGCGTTGTAGCGCAGCAGCAGCGGAATCACCGGGATATCGCTGGCCCCAGTGGTGTCCTCCAGATTGCTGGTGAAGCGCAGCCGGACGATGCCGGTCACGATATCGACGCTACCCTTGATCACCGCGCCATTGAGCTTACCGTTCGCGTCCGCCGTGGTGGTCACGATCTGCGCGGTATCCAGGCGAACCGCCGTCACCTGCAGGCTCGCAGAACGCAGCGGCGCCCCCGGCGTGCGGAAGGTCATGCTGGTGACGCTGAAGCCGGCGTTGGTGGTCAGACAGGCCAGCAGCGTGACCGTCGGCGCCGCCCCCGAGCCATAGGTATTCAGCGTCGCGGTACGGCCGGCGTAGTCCACCGAGCCGACGGCGATGCCGGCGTTGGTGCTGCTGTTGATGTTCTTGTAGAGCACACCGGAGCGGTCGACGTAGACCTCGCCGGCCCAGGTGAACACCAGCGAGCCCGGCAGGATCGGCTCGGCCACACCAGGCAACAGGTCCAGGGTCACCGGAGCGACGGTCTGCGAATCGGTCTGCTCGCCGTACTCGACGCCGCGGCTCTGCGCGCGCACGCTCAGCGTGCCGCCGAACCCCTCCAGCAACGTGGTATCGGTGGCCACCAGGCGCAGCTTCTTCATGCCGAAGTTGTCGACCGTGTCGGTGTAGTAGGTGTACTCCTTGAACACGTAGTTGCCGGCCACCTTCAGGCTGAATTCGCCGGTCTCGTAGTTGATCGTCCCGGCGCGCCCGGCCCAGCCGCCGGCGGCGTCGTCGGTCACCGAGTTGTCCACGGTGATCTCCGATTCGAAGATCGGCAGCGCCCCGGTGCCCATGTCAGCACCGAGGGTCGGTGCCGCCTGGCGACGCTTGGTGATCCACGATAGGCGCACGCTGCCCGCCTTGAGCGGCGCCCCGGGGAGAGTGCCGATGCACATGCCGGTGCTGTCGGAGGTCACCGCCAGCGGGCTGTCGGTCACGCTGCCCTGCTGGTAGGTATGCACGATCCCACTCCCGGCATCCGGGGTGGCGCTCAATTCCATGCTGACCTTGCCGTCGGCATAGTTGATCTGGCCGCTGCCACCGGTACCGCTGAGCGAGCCGTTGCCGCTATCGAGCACGGTGCGCTCTACCCCGCCGACCTTGAACGTCGCCTTGTAGGAGCCGGGCAACAGCCCCTGGTGCGGCAACGTCCGGTTGATCCGCGCGCGCGCCTGCACGCTGGTGCCGGTGCGCTGGGTCAGCGCCGCATCGTTCTGCCCGACGTAGGCGTAGATCAGCGAACTCCCCACGTCCGGCAGCGCGCTCAGGGTGATGGATACCGAGCCGGTCGCGAAGTCCACCGTGCCGGTGCCTTCCCCGGCCAATTCGCCGTTGCCCTGGTCGCGGATCTCCTGCCATTTGCCCAGGGCGAGGAACGAGACCACCAGGGTGCCCGGCTGGGGCGGCGCTTCGGACAGCGACAGGGTGTAGACGAAGCCGCGGTTGCCCAGTTCGATAGGGATCTCCCCGGTCACCGCTTCGCCCGTCGCCGCCGCGGCAGGCTGGTAGGTGGCGCTCGCTGTCCCGCTCCAGCCGCTGCCGGAGGCCGCCATCTCGATTGCGCCGCTCTCGTAGTCGACGGTACCGCTGGCAATCCAGTTCGAACCGCTGATGTAGCGCAGGCCTCCCTTGCGGTCGTCGGCGAACACACCGCCGCCGGCGCTCAGCGACAGCGAACCCGGCGCGCAGCCGGTGCCGAGGAACGTCCGCGACCTGCCGCTGCCTATGTTCGCGACATTCAGGTTGACCGTCCGCGCCGGCCCGGCCGCAGCGAACAGGCGCCGCTGGTAGCCGGCCAGTTGGTCGACCAGCGCGTTTTCCCGGGTGGTACTGGGCACCAGTTGGGAATAGACCGACTTGACCCGCAGGCTCAGCGCGCCGCGGCTGACAGCCTCGGCCAGGGGGCTGATGCCGTAGTACCGCGCGGCATCGGCGACCTGGGTGCTGAGCACCTGGCTTTTCGGGCTGGTGGTGCCGCCTGGCGTCACCTGGCCGCCGGGGAAGGTCGCGCCCAGCGGCGCGCTGATCGACAGGTCCAGCCGGCGCCGGGTGAAGTTCACGAAGTTGCCGTTGCCGTAGTCGTGGGCGAACTGTTCCAGCCGCGCCTCGACGTCGGTGATGCGGACATACTGCGAGCGCGACTCGAACACCAGCTGATAGACCTCGCCGATCTCGGGCAGCCGCTGTTCTTCGCGCTGCACGCAAGCGATGGCGCGCTGGCCCTGCAACTGGTTGCCCAGCAGTTCGAACGAGGCAGACACGGCCGGCACCACGAAGGACTCGATGGCGTTGCGCGCGTCGCGGCGCTCATCGGTCTGGCTGCCGGTGTTGAACAGCAGCACCGAGACACGCGGATCGGCCGGCGCCCGCGTGACGATGGCATGAGCGCCCAGGTACGGCTCGGCGCTGTTCGAGCTGATGCCGGCGAAGGCCTTGCGCAGGTTGATCCGGCCGATGGTCCGGTCCAGGCGCGAGATATCGGGAAACAGGTTGTTGATCTCGCGATCCACCACGGCCTGCCCGGTGGCACGGCCGCCGCCGTCGTCCTCATCGGTGAGGCGCTGGGATTTCAGCAGCTTTACATCATCGACGGTGATCGTCATGGAACACTCCAGCCAGAAAAGAAAACCCCGCCGAGGCGGGGTGTGGGATCAAGGGTCGGGGGTGGGCGGTGCCGAGGGCGGCGCTACGGTGAGCAGTCGCAACGTCACCAGGTAGTCGGCGTCCGGACCGGGGTTGACCTCGCGGAACAGCGGTTCGGCTTCCAGCGGCGCCCCGTCGGCGCGGTTGAAGATCACCGAGAATTCGCGGCCGTCTGGCAGCACTAGCGGCATGACCCGCAGGCGCTGGTCGCGCAGCACCTCCAACTGCCGCACGACCCACAGCGGCGTCCATACCCCTCCCCCGGAACGCAGTGTGATCGGGCGTCCATGCAGCTTGGTGCCTTCCTGCACCAACAGCGCGCCGGTCAGGGAGCGTTCCTGCTCTTGTGCCACCGCATCCCAGGTGAACTCGTCCACCCACTCGAACTGGTCGCCCAGTTCCACCGCATCGAGCCTCATCGGCCGGTCCTCATGCTGGCCTGCTCGAGCACGCCGAGCAGGTTGGTTTCGTCCTGTTCGCTGGCCACCGCCACGTCAACGGCTCCCCGCGGCGTCTCGAAACGAACGACCCGGGGCGGAGGACTCGACACCGGCGACGAGGCAGGCGGCGCCGCCGCGGCCTTGGCGGCGCTCTGCTCGTCCACCCGCTTCTGCTGCTCCTCTCGCTGCCGCTTGGCATCCGTCTCGGCCTGGATCTGCTGCAGGGTGGCCAGCGCCGTCATCAGGTTCTGCACCGCGTTCATGTCGCCGCTGCCCTGGGCCTCGGCCAGTTGCTGCTGCAACTCGGCGCGGCGGCTGTTGAACCGGCTGCGATCCACGGCTTCCTGCTCGCCGCGCAGCCCCGCCAGTTCCTCGCGCAGGCTGACCAGCGTCGACTTCGAGCCTTCCTTGAGCTGCTGGATCTTCTGATTGGCCGCCTCGATTGCGCTCTCCAGTTGCCGCATGTCCGAATCGTTCAGCAGGCTGAGGCCATTTCGAGCGCCCTTGGCCGCCGACACGAAGTCGCCCAGCTTCATGGTCCCGCGCTCGTAGTCGTCCATCAGGCTCTGCAGGCTGCGCTTCTGCTCCAGGTACGCCGCCTGGATCTCCAGGCTGGCTCGCTGGGTATCCATCGCCCAGCGCCCGAAACCGCTCATGCCCACACCCGACTCGGCCTTGATCCGGGCCAGTTGCTCGCTGACCTTGGCCAGCGAGCGCGACGTGGCGTCCAGGCTGCTGGTGTCGATGCTGAGATCGACGGTGGAGATCCCACGCATCGCGTCGAAGGCGTTCAGCGCTTCCTGGCTCAACTGCGCAACGCCCTGCCGCGCGGTGCTCAACACCCCACCGAAGAACCCTTCGAAGGCGCCCATGTCGTCCTTCGTCGACGCTACTCCCTTGCGGGTCGCTTCCATCGATTCGCCAATGGCCTTGCGCTGGTCCGAGAGCGATTTGGCCGCCTTGTCCGAGGACTCCGCGACCGCCTGCATACCCTTGGCGCCCTCCTCGCCGGCCGCCTTCAGTTCCTTGATCTTGGCGGACAGCTTGGTCTGCTCCTGGTTGAACTCCCGCGCGCTGATCGTGCCGTCGTTGTACAGCCGGCCGAGCGCCGTCCGGATGTTCTGGATATCGACCGTGGTCTTCGCGCTGCTGATCGCGTCTTGGACCTGCTTCAGGTTCTCCAGGCCGGTGCTGAGGTCAGACACCCCCAGGGCGGCGCCGCTGGCGATCGACTTCAGTTCGGTCAGCTTCGCGTTGAGGACACTGGCGCCGTTCGCATACTCCTGCTGGCTCAGCGTGCCGGCCTGGTAGGCCTTGAGCATTTCCCCCTGCAGGGCGGTCAGTTGCTCGGTGGTCTTGGCCGCGCTGATCTGGTCCAGGGCATTCTGCAGGCTGGTCACCGCCTGCACCGACTCGGCGGCCGCGTTCTTCGCACCCGCCTTCAGGTCGGTGAAGGTGTCGGTGATCGCCTGGCTCTGCTGCTGTGCGGCGGAGGCGATGGCCGTGGTGCTGGTGTCCCAGGCATCCGCGATATCCTGCGCGTCCTGCTGGATCTGCTGGCGAAAACCCTCGCTCATGCTGCTGAGCAGGTCGTGGACGCCGGCGACGGAACTGCGGATGCGCTCTCCACCCAGCGCCGCCGGTATCTTCTCCGCCACCTTCTCGATGCCGGCGACCATCAGCGACAGGGTGCCGGTCCAGGCCAGAGCGATAGCGCTGATGCCCGAGGTGACACCGTTGAACAACGTCCGGAACGGCGCGATGAACAGTTGCACCCGCGAGGCCATGTCGTCCAGCTGGGTGCTGAAGCTGCTAAGCCAGGCCGAGGTCTTGTCGATCAGGGTGCCGAAATCGACGTCGGCCAGGCGCTTGATGAAACGCTCGACCCATTCCGAGCCCTGGACGAAGGCATCCGACAACCCCTTGGCCAGCGTGTCGAGGCGCCCGTCCTGGTCCATCTGCGCGATGGTATCGCCCAGTTCCTTCAGCTTGTTCTTGACGTGGTCCAGCGCGCCAGCGTTGGCAATGCGGTTGAGAAAGTCGGCCGCAGTGTCGCCGAGGTTGCTGACCAGACCGGTCAGGGTGCTCATGGCCTTCGCAGCGGCCCCTTCGGAGCTGCGCCCCATTTCGTCGACCAGCGCCTTGATGACGTCCCGGCCAAGCTTGCCCTTGCTCGCCAGATCCTGCAGCTGCGCGGCATTCTTGCCGGTGACCTTGGCCAGCATGTCCCACACCGGCACTCCACGCTCGACCAGTTGCAGGATCTCCTCGGTCTGCAGCTTCTGCTTCGCCCAGGCCTGGCCGACTGCCGTCGTGATGCCCTCCAGGCGCTCCATGCCACCGCCCAGCTTCTCCGACTGGTCCTCGATCGCTTTCAGCGACCCATCCATCGGGTCCAGGCCGTAGGCCTTCAGCAGCGCGAAGGCGTCGGTGACGTCGCCCAACTGAAGCGGCGTGTCCTTGGCAAAGGTCTTGATCCAGGCGGTTGCCCGCTCCCCCCCGGCAACCGAGCCCATCAGCGACGTAAGCCGGTTCTGCAGGTTCTCGAACTGGTCGCCGGTGGTCAGCATCGAGACGATGCCATCACGCACGAGGCCGATTCCACTGCGCACCAGGTTCAGCGCCGCCTGGATGCCGACGAAGGCCGCGGCGTAAGCGGCTGCCTGGCGAACGCCGGACGACATGGCCTCGCGCAGCGCCGTCACGCGCGAGGTGTGGCCAGCAGCCTCCCGCGCCGCTCGCATCTGCGCACGTTCCAGCTCGCGGATCTCGCGGCTGTTCTGCGCGATGCTCTCGCGGGTGTTGTCGACCACCGACGCCAGCCGCCGCTCCTCGTTGGCAAGCTGCCCGGTATCCACGCCCGCCGCCCGCGCCGCACGTTGTTGCTCAGCGTGCCGAGCAGTCAGTTGGTCAAGGGTCCGACGCAGACCCGCTGCGTCACGCTCCGCGATCTGCAGGGACACGGCCAGGCCCCGGCTCCCGGGGTTGCGGTCCAACGCCTCCCGCAGGTCCGCAATGGTACGGTCCACCCGCTGCACCGACGTCTGCGTCTGCGCAATGGCGCGCTCGGTAGTTCCGAGCGCGGTCACCAGGCCGCGGGCACCCTTCGCATCGTCCAACTGCCGGTTCAGGTTCGCCGCCGTGGTGCGCAGCCCTTCCAGCGCCTCGGTCGACTGCTGGGCGGCGGGCGACAGTTCGTCCCGGCCGCGAAGAACGAACTGGATCAGGCGCTGCATTGGGCTCGCCATAAGAATCTCCGGACAATAAAAAACCCGCCATATGGCGGGTTAAGATCAGAACTGGCTATTACTAGCTAACTCTCTTGAGCCACAAAAAATTACGCCCCACTAAAAGTCTCTGAATGACACAACTTCGTCCCAACAGAGAAACCAAGAACGTACTTACAAACCATTTAAAAGAGCCTCCAGCATGGAAATACTGGAGGCTCTATAAAGGCTAATTTTTTAGAAGTCGGCCTTCGCGAACGAGAGTCGCTGCGGGATCCATTGCTGAGCCTGCGAACCGTTGAACTCGTAGAGCCAGATCGGGTTGCCGTCTTTAGTTACACGATTCTGGTTGTCGATACAGAGCCCCGGTTCGGGGACGCTCAAGATGTAGAGCGGTTTCGTCACCATATCGAAGCGTTGGCTCTTCGAACTCGAATTCACGACAGCCAGCGTCAGGATATTCTGTGGCGAAACCTTCCCACCCTGCGGGTCAATCGCCAACTGGCCGCCGCTTGAGTTCAGGGTGATCACCCCTGTGTCCTGATCGACATCCCAAAGGATGAAGCGATATGGCGTGCCTTGCGCTTTCCGCAGTACGACTTTGGCGCCGGACTGCTCATCGGAAACACCCAGCACATAATCCTTATCTTGTGCATATTGGAACAGATAAGTACCCATTTGCGATGCTCCTTGCATAGCGAATAGTTATTAGCCCTACACTCGACAGGCAGGACCACCGAGCCGTTTCCAGGCTCGCAGAACTAAACCTAGCCAAATATAAATAAGACACCCCTACCAGAAATATGGGGGTTAACACCAAATAACAGCAATACCTGGGCACCCTATTTATATTCGCAATATTGGAGAGACTTTATATTACCTCTCTAAAAGTAACTTTTTATTTCCATTCTTATCCTGCTAGATCCATCTGGCAGAACTTGGAAATGTCGGTCGCGGTCACCCGCGAATCTGCGAGCAGTTCCGCCGGGCCGGTGAGCTTGGCGTATTCCTGGCCCAGCACCGCCAGTTCCTGCAGGAGGCCGAACTTGACGCGGCGAGGACGCAGCGCGAATGGCTCGCCCGACTGCGCGTCGTTCAGGCCAGCGATGAACAGCTCCAGCTCCTTCTGCGAGCCGTTGAGCATATGCACCGCCCGGCTCGGGCGCGGCGTGTAGCTGACCTTGATGCCGGTTGCATCGATCTTGCCGCCGCTCAGCACCTGGATGCCGTGAGGTACCAGCAGGTAGTCCGTGCCCGGGGCCACCTCGACGTCCCCCGCGGTCTTCACCGTCACGGGCTTGGTCAGGTCCGGCAGGTACTTGAACGGGATCAACTCCAGCGCACCCCCCTGAGAGGTATGCGCCTCGTCGGTGATCGCGGCGGTGGGCGCCACCTGGATGGTGGAGCGCGTCACCAGGGCGACATTCTCGGCGGTCAGGTCGAACATTCCGATGGAGGACGTCACGTCGGTGACGCGCTCGCGGACGTTGCTGTTGCCGCCGCCTCCCATGTAGTTGGGCAGCGTCTTGCGGTCGGTGGCGAAGCTGATGTTGAAGGTGTCGCAGTTGCCGAGCGGCAGGAACGGTTCCTGCGATCCGTGCAGGCGGGCATGGATGATGCCCTCGCCGATGAACGAGCGGTCGATGGTCTGGAGCATGGGGCTCTCCTGATGGGTTCGGGTGGGTTACTTCTGGTCGCCGCCGGTCGGCTCGGCGGTGGCTGCCGGAATCGGCGCCTTGGCCTTGGCCTCGGTGGCGTAGCCCTTGCCCAGGGCATGGGCAGCTACGGCGGCGGTAACGCTGATGGCGCCCTTCGACGCCGGGTAGTGGGTCGCGTCGAGCCCCTCGCGGTAGTTGAACGGCCTGGTAACGATGATCTCGGGCATGGAGCCCTCCGGAAATGTAGAGGCCGCCCGGAGGCGGCCTGGTGGATGGGTTACAACTGCTGCGAGTAGCTGACCTGCAGAGGGATGGCTCGATAGGCCCAGCGCCGGCCGGGCTCGGGCAGGCGCACAGCGGATGCCGGAAAATCGACACGGACCAGGCCGGGTACCGTCAGCCCGGCCTTGTGGCCCTTGAGCACCCGCTTGATCGCCAGGCGCGCCTCGCGCAACGCCTGGGCGGCGTCCCTGCCGCGCGCCATCGGGACGATGTTCACGGTCCACTCCTCCACGACACTGCCCGGCGACCGGTCTCGTTCCACGGTGTCCCCTTCCTGCAGGATGATCAGCCGTTCGGGCTCGTCGCTGTCCTCGGCGTCGAGCACCCCGGCCACCCAGTCCTCACGGACGGCGTCGCCGAACGCCGGTACCGCGGCCAGCAGGTCCAGCAGTTGGCCGATGACCGCGGTCTGTACATCGATCACGTCGCTCATTCGGGCACCACGTAGAAAGTGATCCAGTCGCCGTCGTCGGCATGGATGCCGTCGATGCGCCAGACCTGGCCATCGGAATCGAGGAACGCCCCCTTTCGATCAAGGGGCTGCAACACGGCCTTGCGGCACGCAATGGTGCGGTACCGATCCAGGGCGCCGGCCTCCATGCGCTCAACACCTTCCTCAACGATCACCGCAGCATTGCCGACCTGCCGACCGGTGCGGTCTAGGTAGCCAAATTCACCATCGCCGAGGACGTCGGCGATGATCTCGTCCATGTCGGCGACCAGTTCAGAGAAACCCGCCACGGTCAGAGGGTCAGTTCGCGCACCGCCAACGGGCGGGTGCACAGGTGCAGCGGGTTCGATTGCGCTTCCCCAGCCACGCCTTTGTCGAAGGGCAGACGCTCAAGCTTGGCGTAGTACGGCAGGCCTTCGGTGTTGACGACCTCCATGTAGTCCGCCGGCGCAAAGGCGCTGATGAAGAGGTCCGGAACCCCCTCCGGGACCAGTTGGGCACTGCCATCGTCCACGAACGGCTCCCCGTCATGCTTGCCGCGATAGCGATCCCAGACCACGCCGCCGAACTCGAACGACTGGCGACGGTCACCCCGCAGTTGCGCCGCCTGCAGGGTGTTCAGGTAAGTGCCGCGCACTTTGGGGTGATCAATGAGCTTGGCCCAGAAGTTCTTGCCACAGAACGCTCGCGAACCGGTGCTGGTGACGTTGCCCAGCGCGTCGTCCTGCTCGTCGAGCAGGTCGGCCAGAATGCCGCTCAGATCACCCTCGGGGTTACCCAGTTCGAGCGATCGCGGCTTGGGCTTCCTCAGTCCGAAGGCCTGGTAGATATCCAGCAGTACCGTCGAACCGTCGGCATCGAGAATCTTGCCCTTGATGGCGCCGATGCGCTGATACTCGTGGGTCAGGTCCAACTGGCGGCGCGCTTTTTCCAGGCGCTTGGCCACGACCGCCTCGGCGGACTGCAGCTCGGTCCGGCTACCCACCGCACGGATGCCCTGGATTTCATCGGCGAGGATCTGGAACGTCTGCGGCAGGTGAACGGTGTTGAAGGGGACCAGTTGACGCTTGTCACCGGTCACGACCTGGCCTACGCCGCCGCGGGCTTTCGCCTCCACCAGTTGCAGCGTGGTGCCGTCCTTTTCGATCTGCACCACCAGCGAGGACACACCCTGTTCCTCGAACAGGCCCAGCGCGGCGAGTTGCCCCGGCACCGGGTGATCGGTGTTGATCACCGCCAGCAGCGCCTCCACCGAGAACGCCTCATCTTCGAAAATGCTGATTTCAGCCATGTGAATACTCCAGAAATGAAAAACCCCGCGCAGGCGGGGCTTGAGGTGGTTGAGGGACGGAGGAGGATCAGGTGCGAAGGATGAGGCCCAGCGCCTTGAGGTCGGCCTCACCGGCAGCATCCAGGCCGGTCAGCAGGCTGGCGATCACTTCGGCATCACGGACCACGGCCACCGCCTTGACGTCGGTATCCGTGGCATCCACTGGTCCGAACAGAATTCCGCCAGCCGCACGACGGCCGTCATCGGCACCGTCGTCGTCGTAGGGCGTCCACTCGCCGAGCCCTGCCAGCACCTGCAGGTTGAAGCGATCACCCACCACGAAGTCGGTGGCCCCGTCGGAAAGGGTGAAGCCGATTCCGCCGCCGGTGAACGCCTGGCCGACTTGACCAGTGCCCACCTGGCGTCCCTGCGGGTCGACCACCTCGAACTTGCCGCCATTGGCTCCGGCCTCGGTGATTTCCAGCACGTAGGTGCCGCTGATGGCGGCGCTGGTCACCACGGTGGCACCGACAGTGCCGTCACCGGTGTTCCCTGCCGCCGCGGTCGCGCTCAGCGCATTGGCGGCGGTGATGGGGGCGATCAAGGTACCCGCCACCAGCCGGCCGGAGCCGGCGGTGATGACGATGTTTTCGCGGCTGCGCGAGCCGTTGGCCTCCGACAGGAGGAACTCTCCGGCGTGAACGCCTTCGGTCTTGATGGTCATGCTTGCTTTCCTCCTTTCGAGGCATTGAGCCGGCGCTTCGCGTACACGTCGCTCGGCGCCGGGGGTTGGTAAGCCTTGTTCTGCGGCTGATCGTCCGTCGGTACGCGGTTGTCGATCTCCACCTGGGTGCTGCGCGCTACGATCTTGTCGTACAGCCGCAGGCGGGCGCCGTCGGCATCCAGGCCCTCCTCGATGAGCGCCTTGGCCTCATCGGGCATTTTCGCGACGAGGCATACCGACCGGACGGCCTTCGCCCGGTCCAAGGCCGCGCGCGCAGTCTCGCGATCTTTCAGGCCCGAGGCCTTGATCAGATACGCCGCGCAGTCGGCCAGACCGGCCTGGGCGCAGTCCGCCGTCAGCTCCGCAGCCAGTTCGGCCGACGTCGGGGCGGGGTCACCCGCCGGCTCCTGGCTAGCCAGCAGCCGGCGCGCCGCGTCAGGCGTGTTGCGATAGCGATTCAGCACCTTGCCCAGGCGTGCGTTCACGCCGACCGGCTCGGCCGCGCCGAGCACCTCGTCCACGAACCCCTTGTCCTTCGCCTCGGGTGCGGTGAGCCAGGTTTCGTCGTCGATCATCCGGCGCAGCTCGGCGTCATCGACATTCAGCGGCCGATGCTGGTAGCTCGCCACGATGCCCTCGAACGCCTGGTCCATCATGTCGGCGACCTTGCGCAGGTCTTCGCTGTCGCCTGCCGCGAGGGTCCAGGGGTTGTGGATCATGAACAGCGCGTTGTCGGCCATTTCGACCCGGTGTGCACCGCAGGCCGCGACACTGCCCGCGCTGAAGCAGGCCCCGTCGATCCGGGCGGTGCAGCGCTCGCCCAGGGCCCGGAGCGCGTTGTGGATGGCGATGCCGTCGAAGAGGTCACCGCCGATGGTGTCGAAGTGGACCAGTACCGGAGAGGTGCCGTCGTCGACTGCTTTCAGGTCGCGGATGAAATCCGCGGAGGTGATGCCCCAAAAGCCGATTTCGCCGTAGATGTAGATCTCGATGGAGGCGGCCGAGCCGGTACCCTCAGCGCTCAGCGCCTTGACGCTGTACCAGTGCTCGGCCTGCAGATCCGGCGCGCCCTGCGCCTTGTTCTGGATGCGCGGATTGGCGAGCGTGCCAACGCCCAGCAGCGCCCACAGGGCGGCCAGCGCCAGGGGCTGTTCATTGCGTTTCTTCATGGTTGTCCCCTTGGTCTCTCACCGGTTGCCCGGTGTCGGTGGTGTAGTGCAGGTTCAGGCTGTCGGCCCGGGCGTTGTCCTGGGCGTTCTCCCGGTCGATCACCTCGGCGTCGTATCCGGTGCGTAGCGCATGCTCGCTCCGGCTGGCGAGGCCTCCGCCGATCTCCAGCAGCTTGCCCTGGACGTCCTGCACCGGATGGATGTAGGCCCAGCCCTGCGGGATCCAACGCGTGCGCAGGAACTCACGTCGCCGCGCCGGATAATCCGGCAGGTCCACTGCTCCGCTGAGGTACGCGGTATCCAGCCACCACGCGCGCACCGGGCGGCAGAGCTGGTAGACGTACACGCTGAATTGAACCTGTTCGATCCGGCGCCGAAACTCGTTGAGCAGCACCCGCAAGGTGCGGTCGCTGATATCGCCCATGTCGCCGGTGAGCAGCTCATACGGCAGGTCGACACCGACCGCCGCTGCCATCAGTTGCTGTCGCATGAAGTCGACGTAGGTGTTACCGGCGTCCGGCGGGTCGGAGAAAACCACCTCCTCCCCTTCCAGCAGTTCCTGCATGGTCCCCGGCTCCAGGCCGACCATCGGTGTCCCGTCGCGATCCTGTGCAGGAGCCAGCCCGGTCGACGGATCGAAGATCGGCGCCCCATCCTGTCGAGGCCTGGTGATGAAGCCGGCGAACAGGTTGGAGACTTCCTGCCTGAACAACACTGCGTCGTCGTAGTTATCCAGCGACTTCAGCCGCAGGAGAACCGGCGACAAGCGCGGCACACCGCGCAACTGGCCACCCTCCAGCGGTTCGAAGATGTGCAGCACCTGGTCCGCCGGGATGCGGTTGAGCTGGTTGTAGCCGCGCCGTGGCGCTGCCGGATCGCCGGGATGGCTCTGCCACATCCAGTAGGCAACCCGGCGGCCGATGGCGTCGAACTCGATTCCTGCGCGCACCACGTTGCCGCTGCGGGTCTTGAAATTGCGATCCACCGGGACGAAGTCAGGCGGGAGCACCTGCAGTTGCAGAGGTACCGCCAGGCCGTCCTCCGGCCGCCGGTTGCGGCGCCTCACGAAGCACTCGCCCGCTTCCTCGACCATCCGCGCAATGATCATCTGCAGGCCGTAGAAATCGGTACGGTCATCCGCGTCCGACTCGTCTACCCAGTCCTCCCACAGCAGGTTCAACGCCTCGCGCAACGCCGCGTCGTCCAGACGTGCGCGCGGCGTAATGCCGGTGCCGATCAGGTTGCTGACGCGCTTGCTGATCGCGCTCGCGGCGTAGGGGTCATTCCTCACCGCCGCTCGCGAGCGCTTGCGCAGGGTCGGCAATGCCGGAATGGCTACCGCATTCAGCGCCGCCTCGGGCGCGTCCCAGCCAGCGGCGCGGCGTCCGGTGCCAGCGCCCTCGTAGCTGTTGCGAATGCGCTTCGACGTGATTCGGTATCGGGTAGCCATCAGATCCCCTTGCCTCCGCTGTAGAGGCGAACCTGGCGCGAGCGTCGGTTGTTCGTAGCCGCCTCCAGGGCTGCGGCTTCGGCGTACTGCTGCTCTAGAACGCGCAGACTCGCCAGTTGCGCGCGGTCGACCTGGCGGTCTCCCTTGCGCACCGACTGCCCTTTTTTCAGGATGTCCTGAATCGCCACCCGGACCTCGTCCAGGCGCTGCTGCGCTGTGCTCATGCTGACCTCGTCTATCGGCGGCTCAGATACCCGCTGCGCGAGGTACGCCGGCCAGTTGGTTGGGATGGTGGGTTCGCGCTCCGCGTGGGAGGTAACGGCCGCACTGGGGCGCTTGGCGCCTCGTTCTGCGGCTCATGCTCGTCCGCCTCGTCGGCTGCGCTGGGCACCGTGGCGACTGGGTCGGCGAACAGGCTGCCTTGACCTACCGCTGCGCGCAGGCTGCTCCACTGCGGAGCGTGATAGCGATGCAGGCCGAGGAAGTGGGCCGCGGCCAGGTTGTACACGATGAGGTCGAGGGCCTCGTTTCGCTCCGACTTGGCCTTGACCCAGTCGGTGCGCTTGAACCCCTTCACGTAGCGGACCACCTTGCGCTCGGCCACGCACTGGTCGAAGAAGTCAGGCGGCAGGTCTGCGGAGAAGTGCAACGCCCCGGGGCCATCCTTGAGGTGGTAGCGGTTGTAGACCCAGTCCTTCGCCGTGTCGGTGCCGACCATCCATAGTTCGGCGCCACTCTTCTCGGTGTTGCCTTGCCAGGTGACGTCGACCTTGGACGGCCGCTGGGCCAGCACAGGGCGGCCGCGCTTGCTCGCCCCCTTCACCGCCAGCACGTTTCGCCAACGGCGCAGGCGGGTGAACTGGTAGACCTCATGGGTATGGTGTCCACCCGAGTCGATGCAGACCGCGCAGATGGCCAGGTCCACACCGCTGACGTGCCGATATCGAGCCTTCAGGCGCTCGTCGAGCAGCGCCCAGGTCCGCTCGTCGGTCGGGTCGCCAGGGATCACCTGGAAATCGACCGTCCAGCGCTCCAGGCCCTCGCCCCAGCCCATCACCAGCATTTCCAAGCGGTTGTGCTGGGTATCGACCGCCGCGGTCAGCAGCAGCGCTCCGGCGGGTACCAGACCCAGCCGATGCCCCTCGGCCTCGGCTCGCTTGCGCAGCTCGTCCGCCTTGGTCATTTCCTCGGCGCTGTCCCACAGCCGGGCCAAGCGGGTGTTGTAGAACACCTGCATGGACCCGGGATCGCCCTTCTCCTGTAGACGCTTGGCCTCGTCGTACTCCTTCGCCAGGTCCGTCCAGGTCAACCAGCCGGGAGGCGCATACAGCGCGCTCAGGGTGAAACTGACGGTCTCGCCGTCACCGACGGCATGGGCTCGCCACTCGCCAGCGGACAGCATGGCCGCCTTGTGGTGCTCCTCGATCAGGGCGCCGCACTCCTCGTTGCTGCACATGTACTGCACAAGGCGGTACTCGGGGTCGTACTTCAGGCCCTCCCACTCCAGCACCTGCATCGTTCCGCAATGCGGACACGGGACGTAGTAGTGCCGCTGGTCGCCCTGGGTGAAGAGGTCGGCGATCCGCGAAACGCCTTTCAGCGTGGGCGAGCTGGAGTAGTAGAACTTCGCGCGGCGGCCGAACGTCGAACCGCGCGCCTCGGCCTGCTTGACCGGGTCGCCGTCGTCGTCGACGTCCATTTCCCAGCGATCGATTTCGTCGCCGTACACGTACCGAGCGGACAACTCGGCCAGGTTGGAGGCCGAGCCGGCTGACGCGCAGTACAGCGCGCCACCCTCGAACTCCTTGGTGTCGAGCGTGTTTCGCGAGTCGCGCGAGCGGGCCTTGGCAACGCGCGCGGTCAGCACCGGCACGGCCTTGATCGTCTTGTCGATCCGTCCTGATACCCGCTTGCTCAGCTTCTCGGTGGGCAGCAGCACCAGGATGTTGGCCGGTGCCATGTGGATACAGCCGCCGATCCAGTTCAAGGCGACCTGGGTCTTCATCAGCTGCGAGGCGATCATGGTCACCACGCGCTTGGCTGGGAACAGCGGCGACAGGCAACGCATCGGCTCGCGCGCATAGGGGGTCCGGTCGGTGTGGTACTTGCCCGGCTCGGCCGCCCCCGTATCTGCCGGGATCATCTGGAACTCGTCCGCCCACTCATCGATCCATAGTTCGGGGTCAGGCTTCAGTCCTCGACGGTATGCCGCCAGGTACACGGCGGCACCGTCGGCATACGGTTGTTCCATGGTTCAGTTCGGCTCCTTGCCCCCTTGTTCGATCTCGGCATCGAGCTGCAGGAGGCGGTCGGCATCTTCCAAGGCACGGCGCAGCGCCTGGGTCAGGCGGCGTTCGATCTCCCAGGGGTCGGTCAGTGTCACCAGGTCGCCGGCGATCTTCGGCGGCACGCTCATCAACAGATCGCGCAGAGCGCGCGCAGCGGTGAAGGCCGCGGAGTCGACACGCGCGCGCTCGACCGTCTCGCCACGGCTCTTGCGGTGTTCGTCTTCTGCCAGCAGAGCCAGGGCGTACTCTCGCCGTGCGCGGGCTTTCTGGTAGTCGGGCAGCGGTGCGGTCTGCCCAGGTGCCGGTAAGGCCGGGCTCGGGGCTGCACCTGCGCCTATGTGGGCGTACACGCCCTTCTCCACCCGCTCCTGCCGGTGCCGCTCGGCCACGGCAGCCTTGCTCGGGTCTGCGCTGGCGGCCAGCAATTCGTCGCTCGCCTGGACGTCGACCTTTCCGTCGGCGGTGAGGACGAGGCGTCCTTGCCGGACCAGCTTCGACACGTAGGCGCGCGACCAGCCTTGGCGGTCCGCGAACGCTGCCTTGGTCATGAACTCCATGTACGGTACCTGTTAACCACGATGAACCGAGGGGGGTTAACCCGGTTAACCCTGTTAACTAACTTCCCGGCCCAGCCACTAGCGCGAGAACGGGGTTCGAATCACCCTTGTCCGGGGCGGCGCTTCAGGGGCCCCCGGTGCTTTTCGAGTAGCACGTCACTGCCCCGTTTTTCGCGTCACCCCGCCCGCGGGTGGCCATTGCCGGCTCGGGTTGAACCAACCCCGCTCCGCCCGGCCAGGCCACCCGCCAACGGTTCAGCGCAGCGCTTTCGCCAGGGCCCGCTCGATGTTCGCCTCTAGGCGCGCGTCGTCCTCGGCAACACGCCGAACGACTTCGTGAAACTGGAAGCGCACGCGGTACTGAGGCTGGCGGACGAAAGCGAGGACCATAGTCAACGTCCGTCCACGGCGCTCGGCGATGCCAATCGGCCGGCGGCCACGGCACATCACGAAGTACGCCAGTTGGTGTCCCTTCGCCAGGGAGCGCGCCGACTGAGTGGCGTTTCCTTTGAACCCTGCTCGGTATTCCAGGGCGCCCAGGCCGGAGAGGATCTGGATCATCTGGCCGCGGCTCATGTTGCCGTACTGGTCCAGCCGGGCGCCCTCCGCTGGAACGACGAACATGCCCGCCGGCAGGATGCCTCGGGCCCGGAGGTTCCGCTCCGACGCCTTGTCCACCCTCGGCCCCCCGAAGACTTGGGGAGCCACCCAGTCCTCCGGCGCCTGCCCCTTCGAGGCATGGTCCTTTTCGTCCTTCACCCACAAGGCCGCCTCAAGGCGGCGCGAAGTGGCATGCAGGATGCGGACGGCGTTGCGGGTGAACGGTGTCGGCCGGTCGAAGACCTGGTCGATCTCCCCGACCAGCGCCTGATTCGCCTGGTTCGCCGTGTGGTTCAAGGCGTCGGCCAACACAGCAGCAGGCAAGTCGCCACCGAGCTGCTGCAAGGACCGAACGGCGTCGTCCAAGTCCCGCGCAGTGATAGCCCCTCTCACTCCGAGTCGGCCCGACGAGGCGGCACCTCAGAACCGCCCGCTTTCCGCTCAAGCCAACGCGTGTAAAAACCAGATGCCACGTCGGCGCCGAGGCACGCGACCACGCTACCGAGCGCGGCGGCAACCGGCAGCCCCGCACCGCTCGCCGTGGCGAGCAACACCGAGGCCAGGCCGAACACCACCGACGCCCCCGAGCGCAGCAGGACACGCTTCAGCAGATCGCTGACCGTCAGCCCTGCCGCCTCGGCGCGCCACAGCTCCCCGGACAGACCGGCCATCGACACCAGCACGAACAGCCAGGTCGGGATATCGCTCAGCGTCTGCTGAACGTCGTTCTCTGTCGCCATGTTCACCTCGGTCTGAGTAGGCGGCCCGTCCCTGGACCCGACGCTCCGCCAGGGAGGCCAGAGGCGCCGAAGTCGAGCCAATAAAAAACCCGGCGCGATGCCGGGTTCCGATGATGTGGAGCGTGTGCCTCAGTGGCGCACCTCTACGAGAGTGCCTACTTTTTACCCCCAAAGTGTCATGGCAACAACCCCGTTTCATTGCCACCCTGCGAATATCCCTTGAACGCCTTGGTAATCCCTGGCGAATACTCGGTGAATATCTGCCTACGGTTATCAAGCGCCTCCGGCGCTGTCCTACTGGTCAGTAGGTGGGTCAGCAGGTGGGACAGATAACCCATTGATTTATATGGCGCTGTCCTACTGTCCCACTTGTCCTACTACTTTCTACGCATATAAGAGAAGAATAATAAGAGCGCGCGCTGCGCGCGTGCGCGCGATGCGTGCCTATGTGCGGGCGGGTGTGCGAAAGGTGGGACAGTGGGACAGCCCCAGCAGTGACGGGGCTTTGCGTTGTCCCGCCTCGAAAAACGAAGCGGGACAGAGTAGGACGGTGGGACAGCGCCCGGCCAAGTTAGGCCGCCCGCCGCAGCAGGATTTCTGCGATGGCCGCGTGGGCCAGGTCGAGCCTGCGGTAATACTGGCGTTTGCCACATCCGCATGCTGCCCATTTCATCGGGTCCGACATGTCGTAATCCGTGTAATGCAAGCGCACCACCCGCTCGATGGGCGGCGGAAGGTGCTTGTTCACGATCAGCTCAATGTCCGCCGTGCGATCCAGAGGACACCGAGCCCCCGCCGTGGAGCGAGTCAGGTTTCCCCTTGTCGCCATCAGCATAGCAATCACATTGCTCCCGCCGCTAGCGTTCCCGGCAGAGCCTACGCCATTCGGCGGGTGCAACTCGGCGGCCCAGGTCCGTAGCATCTCGTCAATTGGCTTGATCAAAATGCGGCCTCCCTCTGCGTCGGCTGTCCCTTCCACGACGGCGGCCGCTCGTAGCCCCACGGTCGCACCGGCGACTTACCGGATGCGGGTAGACGTCTGCGCCGCCAGCCCAGCCGGTGCATGATGTGGCCAACTCGCATCTGCTCCGGCTTGCCCCAGTGCCCGTAATCCAGATTGAGCGCTTCGCCCAAGATAGCCGCACTGGTCACGGTCTCGCCGACGTATCCCTCAAGCCAGCCGATCAGCTTGTGCTCCCAGGCGTCAACCGTGTAGCGCTTGTCCTGCTCCTCCTCGAACAGCGCTCGCTCCTCCCGCGAAACCCACCACGGATCGCCGGCCCGATAGCAGAACAGTGCTTCGGCCCATAGCTGGTCCCGGATCTCGCGCAACAGGTCAAGATCCACCTTCGTGCAGAGGACCGGCCAGTATCGACGGTTGCCGGTGGTGTCTTTCAGGTACTCGTCCTGGTTGGTCGTACCCACGAAAACACACTGTCGTGGCACATCGCGGGTTCTGCGGCCGTAGCTCTCGCGGAAGGTATCGACCGAGGCCGAAAAGAACTGCTTTGCCTTCGTGCTGTCGGCTTTGTTGAACGCATCCAACTCGCCCAGCTCGCTGATCCACTTGCCGCGCAACATCTGGAACGTCTCTTTGTCACCGAGCACGAACGGGGTATCCATGAACCACTCGCCGCCCAGCACCGACATGGCGGTCGACTTGCCTTCGCCCTGCAACCCTTCGAGGATCAGCACCGTATCCATCTTGCAGCCCGGGCGCATAACACGCGCAACAGCGCCGATCAGCCAGCGCTTGCCGGCCTTCATCGAGTACGGGGTCTCCTCCACGCCCAGGGCCCTGTTCAGCCAATGCTCGATCCGCGGCGTACCGTCCCACTCCAGGCCCTCAAGGTACGCCCGCACCGGGTGAAAGCTGTTCTTGCTGGCCACCACCGACACCGCTTCCAGCACCGGCGGCACCTTCGTCAGCAAACCGTACTGCTGGGCCAGCCACTCGCACGCCAGCATGTCGTCCAGATCTGTCCACTCCCCCGTACCACCACCATAGGGCGGCGTCCGCAGCTTCATGGTCTTGGCGCTGAACTCGTCGTAGCCGAGCACTCCGTGCCAGCGCTCATCGTTCTGTAGGATCAGACTGATGTTCACCATGTGCGCCGCCAGGCCGCCGCCCTTGATCCGCAGAAGGCAGTCACGCCAGCCACCCTCAGCGGGTGGCCGGACTACCGCCATGACCTGGGCGCGAACCACCTCCAGCCCCTCGGCACAGTGCAGGTCGTTGAAGTCAGTCCAGCCCTCCTCGCGCTCGCTGCCGAAGCGAGGGAGCACGAACTGGCCGCCAAGGATCGTGGCGGCGTTCTCCGCAGCCTGAGCGCCCGGATTCCAAGGCGACCCGTCCTGGCGGGTGGTCTTCCAGTCATCATCGCCGCAGAAGATCAACGGCCGAGACGGATACTCGGTCTGCATCGCCTTGCCGACCGGCAGCAGGTTGCCGGCATCGAAGGCAATAGCCACCGCACAGCCCGTCGCCATATGCAGGCTGACGCCGGTCGCGTACCCCTCGGCAATCAGCACCGGCTCGCCGGGTTCGGGGCGCGGACCGATCAGGCAGAACGCTCCTTCCTTCTGCATGCCATAGGGCCAATACGCCTTGTCCCGGCCGGTATCGGGCTGCTTCTCGGGGTAGATGATTTGCAGTCCCACCAGCCCCTTGAGGGTCCGCATGGGCACCATGAAACGCCCGCCGTAGCCGTAGCGACCGCCGATCCCGACGATCTGCTTGCGGTCGAGATACGGCGCCTTGCCTTTCTCCGATAACCGCTCCCACAGCCGCGCGGCGCCCTGGGCGGCACGCTGGGCGGCATAGGCGGCCTTCGCTGCCGCCTTGCGCTTGGCCTCTTCCTGCCGCGCGTGCATCAGCTCGCGCTCCTCGGCAGTCAGGCGAACACCCTTGAGCTTGAATTTCTCGTTGAGATCCTGCCGCCAGTTGCCGAAGCGCCCGAAATAGAGGGTCTTGCCGCTGGCAGTGGTGTATTCGTGCAGGACGTACCAGCCAGTTGCCTCCCCGTTCCGGTCGCCCTCGACCTTGCAGCGCACCAGCTTCCCGAACACCCAGCCCGGGCTCCGCTTGGTGAAGGGTTCAATTCCATGGTCTCGAAGCTGATTCAGCACTTCGCCCAAGGCTTCGTTACTCACCGGCGCCCCCTCCGCTCGTTGAAGGACTGGCATTCAATGCAGGTTTGGCACCCCGGCACAGCTTCGCGACGGCGCGGCGGGATCGGCTCGCCGCAGCACTCGCACTCATGAGCCGATTCGCCAACCGCTACCAGCGCACGGGCAGCCAGTGCCGCCTCCATGCGCTCGAGTACCAGGTCATTGGCGTGATCCGCGATATCAGCCATTGCTCACCTCCCCGCGCTCGGCGCCCTTGGTGGTCTGGTGGACGTAGCGGGCACGCTCGTAGAGGCCGACCGCCGCGCGGATGATGCTCATCGCCAGCTTTTGGGTTTCCGCCAGCTCGGCCGCGTCGATGCGGCCGTCCTCGATATGGCGCGCGATAGTGGTCGCTGCGTTGGCCGACGTGTGCAGGATCTCGCCGGCGCCGGCAATCAGGCTGGCCGGCACATCCTCGAACTGAAGCGGCGAAACGAAGAACCACAGGCTGTCGCCCAGCTCGGCATGCAGCGCGTCGAGCACGACCGCCCGCCCCTCGGCCGACACGTACCGCAGGAAGTCGAGCACGTCGTAGATGTTGAGGATGTGGCTGGTGTGGCTGGGATCGAACTTGTGGGAGGTGGTGGAGACGCTGCGGCCGGTGGAGTGCGCGAAGCCGGTAATGCCGCCGTGGCACATGCGTTGATTGCGGGCAACGAGGTTGAGCGCTTCGCCCAAGGGAAGCACCTCGCGGCCCATCCGCTCGAACTGATCGGCGAATGAAGGTCGGGACATGGCAATTATTCCTGTTTACTGCCAGTGCCACGACGCCACCAACCTTGTTAGAGTAGGCGCCGTGGTCACATTGCATGGTGGTCACAAGGCAGATGGCCGCTCTGTGGTGGAAACGCCATCTGCCACGATGGCCGGGTGATCGGTATCCCTGATCACCCGACCGTTACAGCCAGCAGCTCTGTGGTGGAGAGGCTGGCAACCCCGAGGCATCCGTGCTTCGGGTCTGGGAAGCTCGGCCGGCTGTGGTGGTACTTAGCGTGCTGCTCCAGCCGGCCTGGCTCCCCTCCCTCGGTGGTGGCGAGGGACTAAGCTGCTTTCCTAGAGTGCTTATCTGGAAATGGAAATAGGTCTGGCAGGTCCGGCCGTAATTCATGTGCAGCAACAGCACCTTTGCATGCTCGCACTACGGCAGGCACACGCTCAGCAGGCACCCCGCGCTTTTTCCATTGGGAAACAGCCATCGGGCTAAGCCCCATTGCTTGCGCGAGCGCCCGACCACCTCCAGCAGCGCTAATCGCCTTTTCCAATGCAGATTGATCCATAAACGCACCGTTTTCTTCGCATTCGTTAATACACATTACGTTTATTTAAACGCAATGTCTACCCCTGTAAACTCTGAGTTTATGAGCACATCCGGCACCAGATTGCGCGGCCTCCTCGATGAGAGAGGAATCGCCTATAGCGAGTTCGCAGCAGCGCTAGGCGTTGAGCCCCAACACGTCAACAATTGGTTCAAGCGCGGGATTCCAAAGGCCCGCGTTTTCGCTATTGCTGACGCACTAGCCGTCAATCCTCGCTGGCTGAGCGATGGAACAGATAGCGAATCTCCATCGAATTCCCTAGCCACAGGCGGTGAAAGCTCCCTGCTCTCTCCCCTCGAGCCCTGGGATGACAGAACGCCCCTAGAACCGGACGAGGTTGAAGTGCCGCTGTACAAGGAAGTTGAGCTATCCGCCGGAGCCGGCCGAACAGCGGTGCGTGAGATTAAGGGGAGAAAGCTGCGATTCTCCTACGCTACGCTTCGAAATGCCGGAGTCTCCCCTTCGGCGGCTTTCTGCGCCACGGTCAGCGGGAACAGCATGGAGCCATTGATTATGAATGGCGCCACCATCGGAGTGGACAAGAGCGCAACCCGCATTCTGGACGGCGAAATCTACGCCCTTGAACATGACGGAATGCTACGAGTGAAATACCTATATCGCCTGCCAGCGGGCGGTATGCGCCTGCGGAGCTTCAACACAACAGAGCACCCAGACGAAGAATACTCAGCCGAGCAGATCGAGACCCAACAAATCCGAATCCTTGGTTGGGTATTTTGGTGGTCGACGCTCCGAAAAAAGAAAGGCCTTGCCTTCGACCAATAAACAAAATAAACAAAACGTATTGACCAAGCCTTAAACGTTGCGTTTAATTACCTCGACTCTCCACCACAGAGACGAGGTAACACCATGCAACGTTCCGCCACGGTACACGTCCACCCGGCCTGTACCTCTTCCCCCCAGCAGATCCAACGCCTCCAGGCCGACACTGGCTGCCTTGTCGTCATCTTCAACGGCAAAGCCCAGCTCGTTGCCAGCCGTACCCCGGGCCGCCGTCATGCGGTAACCGCCACCTCCCCGTTTGGAGGTGACGCGGCATGACCTACGCACTCCGCCAACCATCCTTTGTGCGGCTCAAGGCTCAACTCAGCCTCAATGGCCGTTTCAACCACGCCCTCTACGATGCCGAAACCCGTCAGGCAGTCCACGCCACTCTTGACATTGAGCGCGGCGCTGAACAGGTCCACGTCGTCGTTCGAATGGGCTCCACGCTGAATAGCCTGGGCCTCCCGGTCGACGCCCCTTCCAACGCCAACACCGTGGCCGACTACCTCGAGTCCATCGCGAATGGCCGCTTGGACACGGCGGACGACACCCCGGCTCGCCGCCGTTTCGACCAGGCTGCGTAGGGGGCCGCGATGAAAGACTTGTCCCTGCACCAGGCCGCGCAGCGCCTCGGCCTGAGCCGTCCCGAGCTGATCAAGCGAATGAAGGCGACCGGCCTGCTCGACAGCAGCAACCTTCCAGCCGTACCGGTCCGCGACCGCCTCTACCTGCGCGCAAAGGAAACGTCCTGGCACCACCCCGAACTCGGCATGCAGTACAGCCACTCGACGAAAGTGCGCCCGGCCGGAGTGGCATGGCTGGCCGACAAGCTCGGCATCCCCCGAGTCTGCCCGCCGGCGGTCCCGGACCGCCGCGAGGTTGGCTGACGAGCCCCGGCCCCGCGAATACGCCCGCCAGATCGTCGCCCTTCGAACCAAAGAGGAACGCAGGGCGGCCCTGGAGCGGGTGCCGGAACACCTTCGGGAACTTGTACGAACCCACGTAGAGATCGCCTGGAACCACCCCAAGGGGAACAAATGAACAACGCACGCCGACGCCAACTGCAACAGATCACCGCTCAACTCGAAGAGATCCGCGAGCAGATCGAAACCCTGGCTAGCGAGGAGGAGGAGGCCCTGGACGCTATGCCCGAGAGCCTGCAAGACAGCAACCGCGGAGCGCGCATGGAAGAGATCGTCGACCAACTCAACGAAGCAGCCAGCGGCATCGAGGACGCGGTAGCCGTGCTCAACGAGGCCGCCGCATGAGCACTCCTCACGACAACCAGCCCGAGCTTCGCCTCACTCCGGCCCCGCGCCCAGAGACAGTGGAACTCCTCTACCGCACCTTCGGCGACGTACTGATTCCGCTGGAGCAACTGCGCACCAGGTACTTCAGGAACCTCAACGAAGACAGCTTCAGCCTGGCCATCAAGGCCAAGCGGATAGCCCTCCCGCTGACCACCCTGGACCCCAGCCGCAAAGCGCCTTTGTTCGTTGACGTGCGCCACCTTGCGGCCCTGATCGACTCCCGAGCCTGGCAGGCCGACGAGGCATATGCCCGACCCGGCAGTAACGAGTAACCACACCGGCCGCCACCACCGGCCATCCACCACCAATGGAGAAAACCACCATGCATACCCAACACATCATTCTCGCGGCCGCCACGCTTGCCGCGCTGCTGATCCTGATCACCACCGCCTACCTTGCCGGGCGCAAGGACAGAAAGAACGCGCAACAGCAGGCGGTCGACGAGGCGCTCTATCTCTGCCGCGTCTCGCACGGCCAGGAACTGACTGCGCTGCATACCGACCTGATCAAGCTGCGCACCAATGCCCAGCGCCTGCAACAGGTCATAGATGAGCAGGAGGAAGAGATCAGCGACCAGAAGGAGCTCCGTCAAAGCATCGAAGCCGAGGCCACCGAGAAACTTGCGGATTGGCAGCAGCGCCACGAAGAGCAACAAGCGGAACTGAAGCGCCTGGAGACGGAGCTGGAGACAAGCATCGCGACCAATCATCGGCAGGCTGAGACCGCGAAGCTCCTCCGCGAGCAGAACTTGGCCGCCGAAGAACTGGACGCCATCCGCACCGCCAGTCGCCTCCTCAGCGGCCACGCTCGACAGTTCCAAAAGACCGGCACCACCAAGCGCAACGCAGACGCCGAAGCCCAACAGCAGCTCGCCGCGATCCTCCAGCGGCTCGCCATCACGGAACTGGCCAGCCAGAGCGCAGAAGCTGAAGCGCAGGAGGCGGCATGAACTACTCCAGCCTCTCCACCTACGACCTGCTGAAGCACCGCAGCCACCACGTCGACAGCCTGACCCGCCTGCGCCGCTCCCAGCCACAGTGGGACGAGGACGATGCTCGACGCGGGGAAATCACGATGGCCGATATCAGCGACCAGATCCGCGAGATCGATGACCACCTTCGTCCGAGCGGCTGGGAGTCAGTCGACCTCGACTACTCCGGCGACACCGCACCGATGTGCATGTGAGGCAGCGCGATGACTACTATCCCGGCTAGCCGCGTAGCGGCACAAGACCAGGGCGCCGCCCTGGCACACGCCACCCACAGCACCCAAGCCCCGGCCGCGCAAAAGCGCGGCGGCGGCCTGGCACGTCGCATCCAACTGATCGCCATCGCCCAAGGCCGCCAACCGATGCCCGAGGGTGGCGCTATAGAAAGCCACTGCTGCGCAGCAGCAGGCATATTCCAACCCAACCTTCAGCACACGCCGAAGGCACGCATACCCCACGAAAGGCTGCGCCGGGGCGCGAAGCACATAGCCACGCTTCGCTTAATGACTCGCTCGCCCGCGCAGCTTGTCGAGGGGGGAAAGCGCCCACCGAAGCCCACCGATAACGCACTGATCCGCACGCTGTGCGCGCAGATCCGCGAGCAGAACCAAGAGATTGCCGCGCTGCGCATCGCGAACACCGACCTCCTCCAGCGCCTGGAGAAAGCCGAAGGGGGACGGGCATGAGCAGCTTCCAGCAGCACCTCCACCAAGCAGCCCAACAGCGCGCCCTCCCGTTCCAGAAAGAGCTTTATGTCGACCTCTTCGCCGGCGCCGGCGGCGCAAGCAGCGGGGGCGCTCGTGTCTATCGAGATCCAGACATTGCGATCAACCACAACCCCATTGCCATTGCCGTTCACCGAGCCAATCACCCGAACACCCTCCACTTCAGGACAGACGTTTTCGAGGTAGATCCGCTAGAGGCAACCGGCGGGCAACCCGTGGGCATTCTGTGGGCCTCGCCCGATTGCCGCCACTTCAGCAAGGCCAAGGGCGGCGCGCCTCGCAGCAAGCGGGTCCGCTCCCTCGCCTGGGTCGTGGTCCGCTGGGTACACGCGACGCGCCCACGTATGTTCTTCCTTGAGAATGTGGAGGAGTTCCAAGACTGGGGACCGCTCGACGAATCCGGCAAACCGATCAAGAGCGAGGCTGGTCGCACGTTCAGGGCATTCATCGCTTGCCTGACCACTGGCTTGGCCCAGGACCACCCGGACATGTCCGAGATACTCGACGCAATCGGGCTGTGGGTTCCCAAACAAGCACTAGTGCGCGGCCTGGGCTGTGATGTTCAGTGGCGTGAACGCCGAGCAGCCAACGCCGGCGCCCCGACAATCCGCAAACGCCTGTTCATGATCGGCCGCACCGACGGACGCCCCATCGTCTGGACCTCCCCGAAACGTCACCAGACTCCGCAGCCGGGTCAGCTACCTTGGCGCTCTGCCGCTGAGTGCATCGACTGGAGCGACCTGGGCACCAGCCTGTTTGATCGCGCCCGACCACTGGTAGACAACACCTGCCGCAGGGTGGCCAAGGGGTTCTGGAGGCACACCGTCATGGCCGACCAGCCCTACCTTGTCCCGATGGATGCTCAACACCTGGCGGCGGCCAGCCTCACGGAATTCGCCAACGCGAGCAGCCAACGCACCTTCAGCGTGGCCGAGCCCCTGCGGACGCAAGTCGCCCAGGTCAAGGGCGGACACTTCGCACTGTCAGCCGCAACGCTGGTGGAGATCGGCTACGGCGAGCGAGCCGGACAAGCTCCCCGCGCCCCCGGTTTGGCCAAGCCTCTAGGCACCGTCGTGGCGAGCAGTCGAAAGCACGCCCTAGTCACCGCAGCGATGGTGACACTGCGCAAGGGCTCTGTGGGCAATGGACTCCTTCAGCCGATGAACTCCATTACCACCGGAAGCGGGCACCACGCCATCGCTGCATGCCACTTCGAGCAAGCCAACGGAGGGTTCTATACCGGTGACGGCCGGGCTGCCGATGCGCCACTCAGTACGATCCTGGGACGCGGTACGAACCAACGCCTGGCTACTGCGTACCTGGTGAAATACTACGGCACCGGGCACAACTGTCAGGACTTACGCGAGCCCATGCATACGCTTCCCACCAGAGAGCGCATGGCCCTAGTTACGGTTACCAAGGTTCCTGCCAGCATCCTGCCGCCCGAGCTGCTGGAGCGCGCAAAGCGGTGCGCGGAGTTCCTACGCAAGTATCTGCCGGAGCACTTCAGCGAGCCAGCCGACGTCGTGCTACTGGGGGACTACGCCCTGGTGGACTTCACCCTACGCATGCTCAAGGCGCCGGAGCTGAAGATGGCGCAGGGCTTCAGCCCCGATTACATCATTGATCGCGGCTTGTTCGAGACCGTCGATGGACAACTCGAATGGCGCCCCATCAACAACACCGAACAAATCCGCCTCATCGGCAACAGTGTTTGCCCGGATGAAGCGGAAGACCTCATCGCCGCCAACGCCGCGGACCTGATCGACCTATACCAACGGGAGGCAGCATGAGTTTACTCTCTATCAGAGTGCAGCAAGGCCAGACTAGCTTCCAAGTTTTTTCGCCAACCCGCCAACTCTTTAAGTTTTTGCTGTGCCTGCCCTGGAATATCACTGACATCAATCCCTTGAGTGAAATCTTTGGCTTCAAGTTTTTCTGCTGCAAGCTCGCAGAATACTGCAATCTGGCGAAGACCAAGGACGACAAATACCAGCTCACTACCAAAAACCGTAACGGGCACTCCTTCCAACAGCGTCACCGTATCCTTGAGCTCCCTACGCAGAACAGCATCAGCTTTCACTGTCGAAAGTCCAGCTTTACTTGCCTCCCTAGCCAATCGATACATCAGTTGCTCAAAGTGACACACCAGAGAATATGCAGCCCCACTGTTACTGCATTTTGCGAAACGCTCCTCGGCGTGCCGATCTGCAATGCTCTTCCGCGTCTGGAAGTAGGGGACACCTATAGCAACAGCTATCGCAAGAAAGCCACCCAGAGCCTGAGCCCAACCCGCAGTATCAGCCGGAAGGTACCCATTTTTCACCCAATAAGCAGTACTGCCGACCAGCAACCACAAACTGGCACTGACAAAAAACAACCACCAAATCGCCCATATTGTCCGTTCAACCAACGTCGACGGAATTTCTACCTTCAAGATGAACTCCCTTTATCGGCAAAGCTGGATGGAGATTGCTTACTTGTAGATCATTGGTCGAGAGGTAGCCATATAATCGACCTGAGCGACCAGATGCATGCCAGACAAAAGCAGAAGGAGGACGGAGCATGCAAAGAACAGTGACCGCCCTCTGCATCATCGTCGCCACCCTCGGCCTAGTCGCAGTGTTCGCGGCGGAGGTATTCCCGAGCCTCCGCACGCTGGCCGTCTGGCAAGCGGGGTGCTACTGATGAATACCCTGTTCCTTCTCATGGCCCAGTACAACGGCCTCGCCATCATCCCGCTGAATAGAGTATGCGCCGACTACTTCAGTCACCTGACTGTCGAGCAGTTCCAGCGGAAGGTCCTGGCCGGACAGATCCAGATCCCTATCACACGGATCGAGTCCAGCCAGAAGGCTGCCAGAGGCATTCACTTGGCGGACCTGGCGGCGTATCTGGACAAACAGCGCGAGGTCGCCCTGAAAGACCATGAACGGCTAAACCGAGCCCGGCCGGCGGCCTGA